CCTTTACATGTTGTTCACCAACATATCTTGTATAGACAGTTTTACCGTCTGAGTTAATAAAGCTTTTACCAAATCTTTTTTCACATTCAAAAATACCTTCAGAGTGATGCCTAAACATTCTATGCATCATAGTTGCTAACCAACCTTTACTCTCATCAAACCATTCATGTATGTGATTATAATCTTCAACTTTACCTCCCCATTTTCTAACTGATGATTTACTATGCAGTAACGGGTGAGCCATCTTTAATTTCTTTTGAAAAATTTTTTAATAATTGACTTTGATTGTCAGAATAATGATATTCCTCTACATGTCTTTGTGAGTGATCTATTTTTATTTCTTCATTTTCAATATCAAGAGTTAGACATCCATAACCACCTTCATTATTTACCCAATCCCATTCAATAACATTAGAAAGTAAATTATATACATAATCATCAAATGCTTCAGAAAAAGAATTAATTATTATATCACGATTCCATTTTTCTTTACCATTTGAATCTATTGTATATACACCCCAATTATCTATACATCCATCATCTCCTCCACCACTATAAGATATTTCAACTTTGCTTACGTTTAGGTCTCTTAGTTTTTTTAACTCTAGTTTTTGTTTTATTGTCAGATTTTCCATTTTTTAAAATTTTAATTTCAACACCAGGATTTTCTTTATTATACTCATATGGTTCAAAATGAGGAATTAAATATGTCATATTATCATCCTCAATCCAACCATGCTTTACCATATCATCCTGTACAGTTTGTGCTGGGTTTATGTAATCAAATTTATGTCTTGTGCCTCTAATAAATTTAAAAGATATTATAACAGGTAGGTCATATTTGACCAATTCTTTCTTAAAAGAAGCAGCCAGTTTCTTGTAGACTTTAGTTGTATCCTTACGATACTTCATTACAGTCTTGCTTGAGATTAAATATTTACCTGTCCATCTTTTTCCATTCTTACTACTTGGCACGTTGCCGGGTATAAACCATTTCATGATCTTAAAGTTTCAATTAATAATTGTTTTAATTCATGATGCACTTTATCAAAGCCATAATTACTTACAGCATCTGATATGTCTTTACTTAAAGTTAGACGACAACCTTTAATATCAAACATTTGTTTATATTTAGATATTGCGTTGACACCTGCTGCATCATTATCAAACAAAGTTATAACTTTTTTGTATTTAGACTTAAGATTTTGAATTATATATGGTTTAATTACAGTATTTTCTGAGTCAGGTGCAATAACTTCTACATTGTATCCAAATGATTTTAGACACATTGCATCTTTTAATGAAGAACATATAACAAGATATGGTTCATTATATTGTAACTGATCAAATCCCTGCAGATGAGCTTTTACCTTAATAAATTTATATTTTTTTTGACTTGGTTGATATATTTTATAAATGTTATCATCTTTATCAAAATATCCATATAATTTAGGTTTTGAAATCTTAATAGACTTAAGACCCTCATCATCTTCTTTAGACATTTTATAGTATTCTAAAGGTTTAACATTATACTTAGTAAGCAAAGTCTTGCCAATATTAAACTTTAACCAATATGCTTGATCAAGTTTATTCCACTCACGTGTATGACAATAATCTACTTTA